GTTCGTTCTTGGCGTATAGACCCTATGGCTAATACAACAGAATTTAATTCTAACATTTCTTTGTCAATCTATGACACAATTGTTCCTGGTAGAACCATACAAGTATTCTATACAACTAATCCTGATACTTTTGAAATAGACCAAGATGATTACGAAGATGTTACTGGTCTTCCATTATCTTGTAAGGATGTTATTGTTTATGGTGCTGCTTATCGTATGGCTTCTATGATTGACCCAGGTCGTTTAACTCTTACTGCACCTGAAGCAGACATTCAATCTAATAAGATTCCTCTTAATGCTGGTACTAATGCTGCAAGATACTTGCTTGCTTTGTATACACAAAGACTTGATGAAGAGTCTAGAAAATTAAGAGACCGTTACCCAATTCGTGTTCACTACACAAGATAAGGAAATAAACTAAATGCCAGCAAGGAATTATACATCTGTATTAGATGCTAAATCATTGGCTTTAACAATGAACTCATCTGTTACAACTATGCAATTAAATAATCTTACAGGTATACCAGCATACCCATTCACTATGGTTATTGAACCTGATACTGCTAATGAAGAAATCGTTACAGTTAGTGCTTTATCTTCTGGCACAACTGTTACTGTTGTTCGTGGTCAAGATGGTACTACTGCTGTTGCTCACGATTCAGGTTCTCAAGTTCGCCATATGGTTACTGCTCGTGATTTACAAGAACCACAAAACCATATTTATGGTTCTTCTGGTGTTCACGGTGTTACTGGTTCTGTTGTTGGTACATCTGATACACAGACTTTAACTAACAAGACTATTGATTCTGCAAGTAATACTTTAACTGGTGTTGTTACTCTTACAGGTACTCAAACTTTAACTAATAAAACTATTACTTCACCTACTATAACTTCACCTGCAATTACTGGTGGAACTATGGTTTATGGTTTTAATAGTCAAGCAGCATCTTATACTTTAGTATTAACAGATGCTAATAAAGTTATTCCTATTAGTAATGCAAGTGCTAATACTATAACTGTTCCACCTAATTCTAGTGTGGCTTTTCCTACTGGTTCATTAATAAGTTTTATTCAAACTGGTTCTGGTCAAACAACTTTAACTGCAGGTTCTGGAGTAACTATCAACTCAGAAGGTGGCAAATTAAAAATCAAAGCACAATATGCTTTGGCTGGAATAATAAAAGTTGATACTGATACTTGGGTTGCTTTTGGCAATCTAACTGCTTAAGGAGATAAATGTTAATTGGTACTGTCGCGGCTAGTGCTTATCCAGGTGTTGAAGCAACTGGAGGAACGGTTACTACTTATTCTTCTGGTGGAGTAAATTATAAAGTTCATACTTTTTCTACTGGTACAACTACTTTTGCTGTACAAAACGGTGGAACAATTGATTATCTAATTGTTGCTGGTGGTGGTTGTGGTGGTTATGGAGGTGCTTCACCATTCACCGAATGGGGTGGCGGTGGAGGTGGTGGAGGTTTACTATCTGGCTCCACAACTGTTACAACAAATACTAATTATTCTATTGTCGTTGGCGCAGGTGGTACTGTTCCTGCTGCTAGGTCAGATGGTAATGATGGTAATAACTCAACTGCGTTTTCTTTAACTGCTATCGGTGGTGGTGGTGGTGCTTCTGCTAACCGTACTGGTCGTAATGGTGGTTCTGGTGGTGGTGGTTCAGGTCGTCAAGACCAAGGTGCTGGTGCATCAGGAGGTTCAGGAACTTCTGGACAAGGTTATGCTGGTGGTGGAGTAAACGGTGATAGCACTAACATCACAAACGGTGGTGGAGGTGGTGGTGCTGGTGGCTCTGGAGGTACTGGAGGCTTAAACGTTTCTGGTAACGCTGGTGCTGGTGCAGCATCGTCTATTAATGGTACTTCAGTTACTTATGCTTACGGTGGTGGAGGTTCTCCACGCAACGCTGGTAATGGTACAACTTATACAACACCTGGTTCAGGTTCAGGTGGTTCTCGCAGTAATGCACCTTCTGCTGGTACAGATGGAACCGTAATCGTTCGTTATCAAACATTCTAAGGAAAATATAAATTGGCAATTAAAGACATATCTGAAGACTTTGTATATGACTTATCTTTAACAGAAGGTGTAACAACTAACTATCAACTTAAAGATGTAGCGTTTGATATTGCTGTTAATAATATGCCATTCTTTATTGCTGCAACAGATGAGCAACCTTATCGTAGAGAATCAGCCCCATCTAAACGTGAACAGATTGACCAAACAACTGAACCAGGTGAGCAATCATTTACTGGTTGGTGGTTTAGAAGTCAATCATCTTTTCATTTAGGTGCAGGTGCTAGATTCTTTGAACCTGTTCAAGATGAAACATTACGTTATAGATTTTGGGATTCTGAAGGTGTTGATGTTTGGACTAAAGGTGAGGTAACTCTTCTTAAAAATGTTAGTCAAACACATAACATTACTGGAACTATTGCTGCTAATGGTAGACCTAAACAACAAGCACGTACTATTGTTTGGAACGATATTGATGGTGTTCTTGTTTGGGATGAATATGATGTTGATAAAATGTTTCAACCACGTACAGGTGCTATCACTAATAAGGCTTTAACTTCTAACGTTGCTACTTTAACTTCTGCTGCACACCCATTTACTGTTGGTATGGAAGTTGTTGTTACTGGTGTTGATGCAACATTTAATGGTACTTATCGTATTACTGCTGTTACTACTAATACTTTTTCTTACGCTAAAACTGCAACGGATGTTACTTCAACTGCTGCAACTGGTTCTGCAACATCTGATGTTATACATTTTATTGATTATAACAGTGGTACAGATGACCCTGTTTATGCTATCTGTGATGATGGAACAACAGCCTACTGGGTAACTAACACAGTTCAAGGTGGGGCAAATAAACTACACGTTTATAAAAAGGCTTTAACTGCTGACTCAACAACTGCTGGAACTCTTATGTTTTCAGCAACAGGTATTGTTGTTGCTAATGCAACTATGGAGTTCATTAAAGAACGCATAGTTATGTGTGTTAATAACGCTGTTTATGAATTTGGTGGTTCAGCAACAGCATTACCTACAGCAATTTATACTCATCCATCAACTGATTATCAGTTTACTTCTGTGGCTGCATCTGGTCCTGCAATTTATGTTTCAGGTTTTCGTTCACATCAATCAGGTATCATAAAGTTTACTTTATCTAGTGCTGGTGTTATGCCAACATTAACATCTGCTGTTACTGCTGCAGAGTTTCCTCCTGGTGAAATTGTTTTTAAAATCTATTATTACCTTGGATATATGTGTATTGGTACTAATAAAGGTATTCGCGTAGCAACAGTTTCTCCTGATGATGGTTCAATTAACTATGGTCCTATTACTGTTGAATTAATTAATAGGCAACCTTGTTTTGATTTTTGTGCAAGAGATAGATTTGTTTGGTGTGCAACAGGTGTCAACAATAGTCCTGGTTTAACACGTATTGATTTATCTGAACAGATTAGTCCTCTTCGTTTTGCTTACGCTAATGACATTTCTTATAAAGGCGTAACAGACCACGATACAACTACTTGTGCTTTTCTTGGTTTAAGTGACCAAATATTTTTTACAAGTGCAGCAGGTTCTGTTGGTTATGCTTACTGTGAAGATGTTACAACACTTGTTCAATCAGGTTATCTACGCACAGGGTTCATTCGTTATGCAACTATTGAATCTAAATACTTTAAGTTCCTTAAAGTAAGAGGCGACCTTGATAGTGGAACTATTGATGTTAACACTATTACAAATAAAGAAGTAGATACATTTCTTTATAACGTTACACCTGAATTAACTAACTTAGACCTTGGTATTGCTAGACCTGTAGGTGCTCAAGAGTATCTTGCTTTTAAGTTTACCCTTAATAGAGATTTAGTAGATACTAATGCTGGTGCTGAGATGAGTGGTTATCAAGTTAAAGCATTACCTGCTATTGAGAAACAAAGACTTATCCAATTCCCATTGTATTGCTATGACGTGGAGATGGATAAGTATAACAACCTTGTTGGTTCTGAAGATGATAGAGCATTTGACCGTATCTCTGAGTTAGAAGACATAGAGAAGACTGGAAACATTGTTACTGTTCAAGACTTTAGAACTAATGAAACATATTCAGCGTTGATTGAAGAGATTAGATTCTTTTCTGCAACACCACCAAGTGAAAGATTTAATGGCTTCGGTGGAAAACTTCTACTAACTGTAAGGAAATTATAATGAAATTGAGTATTGCAAAAGATGTAGTGTTTCGTTCTGTTGCATTGTTTTTAACAATGGCATTACCTGCTATCGGTGCTGGTGCATTTGCTGGTGTTGAACCAGTTAAGTCTGCACTTATTGCTGGTGCACTTGGTGTGTCAAAAGTTATTACAGATTTAGCCAAGGCTTTCTTGGATGATGGAAAACTTACACAAGAAGAAGTAGATACAGTTTTCAAACGTGCCAATAAGAAATCTGAAGGCGGCAAATAAGAATGGGTTTACCAATTAAAGATGGAAAGATTACAACTGCCTATAAGAAAAAAGGTAAGATGTGGTCTAAGGGATACCATACTGGTGTTGACTTTGCTGTTCCTGAAGGAACTGATATTGTTGCTGTCGCTGATGGTGTTATCGCTAACGCCAACTGGGGCAAAGCCTACGGTATACATCTTGTCCAAGAAGTTGTACAAGATGGTAAAAAATCTTGGGTAATCTATGCACATCTTTCTAAAGCATTAGTTAAGATTGGTGACAAGGTTACTAAAGGACAACACATTGGAGAATCAGGTAACACTGGTAACTCTTCTGGTCCACACTTGCATTTCGAAAACAGAGATAACATTCGCTGGTCTAAGGGTACAGATATTGACCCTGCTGGAGTTCTTGCTATCTAGTTTGTTTATGTGTTATGAATGGTGGGGCAGTAAAGACATTGTTCTTCGCTGCAATATTCATAGCCTGTTTCCAAGACGCACCTGCGTGTAATGCACCTATGGCATAAGATGCCCCACTACCTATGCCATAGATACCATCATCTCTCATTAGCACAGATAGGGTGTCATCTATTTCGTAGATGATTCCGTTTAATGCTATGAGAAAAATAAAGTCTTGGTCATCTGATTCTTTATCTGGTTGATAACCATTGACAGATAAAGTAAATCTTAATGATGGTGCAACTGTTTCAACCATATAATGATATGGGTCTTTGGTAGCCACTGGTGTTATTGATGGTGGTTTCCAAATATGTTGTACAATATCGCAAGGCATTGTTAGCCCTGCTCCTGCTATAAGAAATTTCCCACGCTTAGTTATCTTTGTAACTGTTGGGTGTGAGTAGGTTCTTCCTGAATCATCTGTGATTCGTGAGTCTGCTACAAGTAAACAATGGTCTGGTTTTTGTATACCAATTATTGTTGTCATAGGTTCCACTTCTCTTTGAAGTATTGTTCGTCTGCTTTTGTAAGTTCCATTAACTCTTCATTAGTTGATGTTAAATGGTTAGGGTGTATGTGTTCTACTTCTGCTGGAACATAAATGATTTCACCTATCTCGGCTGCTTTCATTCTGATATCATCATCACCGTACCACCATCTAAAGTTTTCATCTGCTCTGATGTTTGATTTAATATCAAGTACCCAACAGTATCCAGGTATTGCACCTGTGTATGGTAATGGGTATCCAAGTACTGCTTTTATATTGTTCATACTGTGAGCAATTTTATTTATAGGATTATTCTTTAATCTTAAGTCATCATTTAATACTGCAATATAATCAGCATCAAATGTTCTGGCAATATCTATGCCACGATTCCACCATCTGTGGATGTTAACTGGGTCTAAATCCCAAACATTATTAACACCTTCTATTGGTTCTGATTCAACTGTATGTACTATCACGATTCTTTCAGGAGAGATTTGACTTTCTTTTATAATATCTGCAAGGTATTGACGGCGTGTTCCACTAGGAATGGTCAACCAAATGTTTAGATTACTGTCCGTCATAATTATCTTTGTCCTTACTACTCTTGTTGCTCAGCCATCATACTCAGATGATGTGACTATTAATCTTAATCCTAGCACACCTTATGTGGATGTGCCATTTACTGTAACCGAACCAGTAGATGCCACTATTTCAACTGTTACTGGTACCCCACAGACCAATCCTGGGTTCATTGATTCTTGGATTGAACTATGGCAAGGCTTAAATAAACTTCGTGCAGACGATGACGGTGCTCATTCCAACACAAACGTTTTGGCATCAATTATTAATATGCCTTTAACTATTGGCGATTACTTTATTCGTGCTACATCTTTTGCCCATATGTGTTGTAACGCATATCCTACTGGTACATATTTGTTGTCTACGAATTTAATAGTATCAACACCTGTACCAACCCCAACACCAATATTGCCAACCCCAACTGAGACTGTGACACCTAGTCCAACCCCAACTCCGACTTCATCACCGACAATCGATGAGCCAACTCCTGAGCCTTCTTCTCCTTCTCCGTCAGCGACTGATACTCCTCAGCCATCAACATCTCCAGAGGTTCCAGTTGTTCCAACTCAAGAGCCAAGCGAGCCAGACCCTGTAGTTTTATCAGAGTCCTCAACGCCTGAGCCATCTCCCCTTCCAAGTGTTCAAGATACTTTAGAAGCAATTGTTGATTCGTCACCTAGCGTTTCTCCTTCTTCTGAGCCTTCTTTGTTGATACCTGAAGTTGAGCCAACTCTTTCTTCCATTGACGTAAGTCAAACTCAGCCTTCAATTCTTGATAACCTAGTACCACAATTTCTTTCAGAATCAATCCAACAAATATCTGCAACCATAAGTAATTCATTAGAAACTATTTCCAATCTTGGTTCCGAGTTCACACCTGAAGAGCGTGAACAAGCCCAGCAAGTTGTGCTGGGTGCAATAATTGTAACACAACTATCAACTGCAAGGAGAATAAAGTGAGAAAAGTTTTATCATTCATCTTGAAATATCTTGATGCCTGGGCTGGGGAAGCCTTTACTCTAGTTGGTTTGGCTATTGCTTGGATAGTACTACCTCCTGGTGAGACACGTAACGTTGTAGGTATCATTTGTCTTGGTGCTTTCGCTACTTGGACACTGTTTAAGGTCACCCTTAACAGCGATTCTGAGGGCAAATAAGGGCAAAATTAGCCACTTTTATAGGCAGGTTGGGTAGGAATATCCATCCTGCCTCTTTTGTCATTTAATCAGAATGTTTTTTGTAGTCCTTATCAGGTCTTGGAATACGACCACCAAGTTTTTTAATGATAGCATCAATGGCTCTGGTCACTTTCATCCTAGCATTCTTATCAGTTAAACCTAAAGCAACACCAAGGTCTTTAGAGTTACGACCATTCAAATACCATTGTAATAATATCTCTTGATGATGTGGACTTATGCGTTCAAATGCATATGAAACATCTGCTTGCATAGCCATAAGGTTACCACCTTCACTAGGTGCAAATGTTTTTCTATCACCATTAACATCAGAGAATACTGGTTGAGACCAATCATCACTAAGAATTGATGGTAATAGTTCTTCTACTACATCACGATGATAATAAGATAAATCTGTTATCTCATACCCAACTGTTCTTGCTTTTTCTTTCTGACAAAAATCGTGTGCACGATTATGTAAAGACCTATTAACAAGTTTAGTTGCAAGTTTCTGGTCATCCATCTTTGACCACTCTTCAACTTTATTAGGGTGTTCCAAAAACCATAACCATAGTTCTTGAATTATATCTTCTTGTGGAACCATAGGATAATCTTTATGTTTAGAATAAGAAACATTCTTAACTAAAGCATTATATTCAGTTATGTAATCTACCACTTGTAACTTTTTCCTTCTACTATAAAAGAATTACCTATCATAGGTACAGGTACTGGGGTCACTTTACCTTTATCAATGTAGAGAATTCCGAAACCAGATTGCCAGTTTGCTGAACCACCTTTTAAATATGTGGCTTGTTTTAAATCCATAATGTTTCCAACTTCAAAACCATACAATGATGAAGTGTACTTACCATTGAAAGAAGTATTGGTATGGATTAATCCTTGCTTATGTGTATGTCCACATACCACTGACATACCAATCTTTTTGGCTAATGCCATTGCTGTACCACCAGCGTAACGACTGGTTGCACCTTCATCACCGTGACCCATAACCCAACCAGGAGCAAACTCCCAAAGTTTATTATGGTAAGTAATTCCAAGGTCACGATAACCTAAAAGTTTTTCATACTTTAAATCTCTAAGTGTTGCTAACGCTGGAGCATCGCGTTCAATGTAACGTTGTATTCTATCGCCGTGATTACTTCTCATTAAATGAAAAGGTTTACTTCCTATTGCTTTACGAAACTTACCCATAATAGAAGTAGTTTCATCAAGGTCTCGTTGTAAATTAGAATGCTCTGCAACATACCCTTTAGACCAACGTGCTGGGGCTAAGCAATCTGCTTCATCACCAACACAAAACAGTTCATCAGGTTGGTAGTCTTTAACAAACTTAATCGTTGCTTCTATTGCTTTCTTATTATGCAAAGGTATTTGCATATCAGATAAGACTACAATGCGTTTCATTCAACGCCTTCCCATTGTTTATCTAGAACCATCATTGCGATGATTGCATAGTTTGCTATATCCAAAAAGGAATCACGTAATGATTCATTCTCTGGTGTTGCACCTGTTTCAACAAGGTTATTAATGCGAGCAAGTTTATCAAACATTCTCACACGTAACCCATTAAGTGGACCACCAGGTGAATCAGAAATATTCTTTGGTCCATAATCTTTTTGTTTCTTAATTAACAGTTCTGCTAAACCATCTGTATAAACATAGGTTAATTCAGCAAACTTAACTTCGTTGTACATTACGCAGCAACCTTCCCCTTGAACCAATCAGAACCATTCTTAATAAACAAACTGTTAACATCTTCACCATCAGGAATGGTAATAGATATAACACCTGCAACTTTTCTTGCAAGGTCTTTAGCAAAGTCACGACCTGCTGTGTCACCATCAGCGAACACATAAATCCTATCAAAGTCTGACAAGATTTTGTAGTGATGTGACTTAATGTTTTTAACACCAGGAATACCAATAGCAGGGTAACCTAGTTTAGAAAGTGTCATAGTATCTATTTCACCTTCGCATAAACATATCCAATCAGTTGCCTGAAAGTATGCTTCAACATTATATAACCTTGTCTCAGAACCAGGAAGTCCTAGATACTTTGGTTCAGAATAATCTATTGCTCTGAATCTAATATCAACAACACCTGCTCTAGTTAGGTACGGTATCGCCAGTCTGTTCTCGTACGCTTCGTGACCTACGAGTGGTTCGTTCACTACTCCCAGACGAAATCTCTCTGCGTCTGCTAGAGATAGTCCCCTCTTGGCGAGATACTCTTCTGCCAAGTTGATTGACTTTTGGTAGTGCGATGTCGCTTGTTCCAACAATTTCTTCTGCTCTTGATTTTGCTTCACGAAAACTTATCCCTTCTTGTTCCATAATAATCTTGTACAAATCTCCCTTTATACTACACGCAAAACAGGAGAACGCATTAACCTCTGTGTTAACTGTTGCTGAGGCGTGACGGTCAGAATGAAAAGGACATTTCATACTGCGCCATCCTCTGCCAGATGGAACCTTAACAGCCCCATATAGCATCAACACTTTTGCAATAGGTGAATCAGACATCAAGTTCCCTTATTAAAGATAGGAACATATACACTGGCATTGTTGCATACCATTCGCCAACATCTGTTGTTCCTTTTCTTTTATGAATAACTGCACCTGTTACAGCATCAGCGTTGTCCACTTCAACTTCTAACTCTTTAACCCAACCAGATAGTTCCATCTTCTTGTGGTCTTTAACTTCAAACACCACATCATCAATACCAGATATGTCACCTTTATCTAGGTTGCCTTGTAGTGCACGACGTTCTGCTTTAGGGAAGCCGTTTGCTTTAAGGTATTTAACTACAGCAGTTTCTGCAGCAGTACCTTTTTGTTTAGACTTGCTCATCTTCACCTATATTCGATTCGTTGTTACAAGTGCAGTACCAAATAGATGAACAGATATAACATCTGCCATCCATATTTCTCATAAAGATTCTCTTGGGTCAGCGAGATACATAAACTCTGGATTGAATGACAGGTATACTGGTTCACTTCCAGAAGCGTTTGCTTTTCCGTAACGATTCTTTACTGGTGCAACACCCATCATACCGTTAGGTGTTTGACCTATGGTACAAATCAATGCTGGTAGTTGTGAAACTTTACCTTGAATGGCTGACCTTGGTGGGCAAGGGTTGCTATCAAAGGCTTCACTTGTGTGATGAAGGATAAGAATTGCAGCGTTAGTATCTCGTGCTAAGAATTTTATTTCTTTCATAGTCTGACGCATACTAGACCACTCTTCGCCACCACCATCAGTGATATCAATTAAGTTATCTAACACAATCAAGTGTGGGTTCTCACCGTGTACTTCTTCAAAAGATAACACCTCTTCATCTAAATCAGATAACGATGGTGCTGCATCAAATGACCAGAAGATATGACTTGAACCTTTGTTAATTGCTTCTCTAGCAAACTTAACATCTGATGATAAAAGTTTCTCTGCTTCATCTTGGCTCTTACCTGTAAGCATTGAGAACAAACGCATACTCATTGTGTGTGCACCTGTGTCTGCTGATACATACAAGGTAGGAACTTTCATCCAAGTTGCTAACGCTAAAGCAAGTGTTGATTTACCAGCACCAGGGGCACCAGCAAACATACTTACTTCGCTTCGGCGTAAAACAATTTGGGAATATTCAAATGTCCTGAATACAGGTGGCAGTGGTTCGCCACCTGATTCAGTTTTACCAATTGTTCTAGTGAGTGTTCTCACTTACGCAACCCAACCAACTTCGCCACGTTTAATCCACATTGGTTGACATTGGTCTGGTGTTCCTTTAGCAGATGGACACATCCACGCTTGCCAAGGACCTTTAGCACCTTGTCCACTCTTGTGTTTCTTTGGACCGTGATGACAAGTAGGTGCAGGATATGAACCAAGTGTTGACGGTGGTGCAATTGGACCACTACCAACATTAGGTTCAGTCACAACACTTGTTGCACCTAACGCTTGTGCAGCGTAAGCAACAGGGTCTTGTCCGTGAACAACATCTTCCAATGCACCAATGATTAAGTTAATGTTTCCACCAACTGCATCAGCAATGTGCTTAGAGAAGGTATCGAAATCATCAGCGCGTAATGTGAGGATGGTT